AATTCATATACTGCTATCATAGCAATCATTCCTAGAATGACCATAGTCTGCAAGAATGCAACTACTGCTACCTTATTCCAATCAATCTTTTTCATCTCTCTTTATTAAATGAAGGAGGGGTTTCCCCCTCCCTTGATTATTTATTTTACTAAAACCTTTGTGTCTTCTTTTATATCTAAGTAAGCAGTCCAGCTACCGCCTTCTGGTTGGCCATATAATCTAACTTCTTCTTTAGTGTTAGGCACTTGAGCAGTAATCTTAACCATTCTCTTTCCATTCTTTAAGAACTTTTCATCTAGTGCCGTTATTGTTGCATTTGACTTTCCTTGTGCACTAAATACATCTCCTACTTTTAAATCTTTTGCTTGAATTTTCATATCTATCTCTCTTTTAATGATATTCAAATCTAAGAAAGATATTTTAATTGACAATGAATTTTAATAATTATTTTTCATCATCCTTAAAAAAAGTTTCTCCAATGAACTCCTCTAGGTCATCAACTCTCTTCTGGAGTGATCTAACTTGATTCAGGGCTATGCCCAATCCTATTCCAAATAATACTAATATCATCCCTCTTTTATTTTATATGGTAGGATCTCAAAGATCAGATCCTCTACATCTTCCATCTTTAGATAAGTGAACACATCCTGAGCATTATATCTACCTATCCATTTATACTTACCTTCCTCATACTTGATCCAATTCTTCCTCAGGATCTTTGATCTATCAAACTCCTCACATAAGTCTAATGCTCTCCTCCTAAGGTGATTCTTTCTGAATATATAGAAGGCATCAGGAAACTGAAAGGCTATGTATTCAGCCTTGCTCTTTCTACTACACCATCCATGACCTCCCCAGACATTGATAAACTCCAGAAGGATATATCCTGAATGATGCATCTTCTTCAGTCCTTTGACATCTACCTTCATATCTCCCCAATAGAAGTCTATATGCTTCTTATCATCAGCGAGTGAGGACTTATGCGCTCCTGTCAGTTCCTTGAATAATGCTTCTCCTGATTTGCCTACATCAACACAAATAGCAGTTCGGTCATCACTAAGATTTCTCCCTTCCTTAAGATACTTCCTTAGTTGCATCTAGCAGTTCTTGGAGTTCTCTCATCCATTGCATCCAGATCTTAGGACTGCAAGTACAGGGGATATCAAACTTATGATTAAATACTCTCGCATGAATAGTAGCTATCTGCTTACGATCCTCATACTTGAGTGTTCTCTTTCTTAATACCCCTGTAGATAGATATTCTATCTCCTCTGGCTCTAAGCATTCAGGTTGAACCTTCTTATAAGGAAACAACTTATTCAACACATCTCTGCGATCATCACACCCACAATCATCTCCTGCTATAGCTTTCACTACTGCCTTAATTCCTGTAGCCTCTGTGAACTTCTCAATGCTATCTCCTAGACCTTTGGGCTTGTTCTTACTTCCCTTTGGTCTACCTCTCTTCTTAGATTTTGTCGTAGTCTCCATTTCCGAAGTCTTCCCAATCTTCTCTGAGCCTGTCGTGGATTCTTGCTTTTCCATTCTTGATCGTATTCTTAATTGATGTTAGTCCTATATCTGTATCTCTATGGATCTGATTCATACTCGTTCCATCCATATGAATCTTGATCATCTTCTCATCATACCAATGGAGTTCCTTCATCTCATCCTCCATAATGGTGATGAGTTTCTCAAGTGCTGCTTTCTCCTCTGGATATGGTTCATGATCCTCCACATCAATATCCTCTATAGAAACCTTGTTGATCTTCTTCTTTGCTCTCTGATATTTCAGAGCCGTATTGATACAGGATCTATAGACATAAAAAAAGTTAAGGGAGTCCTCCTCATAAAAGTTGGTTCTCCCTTCGCTCTCTAATTCTAATAGTCGTAGAAACACCATCTGAACTATATCAGATGCAACCTCATAAGAACCATCAGTATATTCCTTAATGAATCCTGTTAGTCTTTTGAAATTCTTCCTGTAGAATGTTTCTATTCTTCCCATGCTATTTGTACGATGACTAAACCTAGCCCTATCTGGATCAGATGCATAGCATTCTGCTCTTCCATTTCAGGATAGTAAGCATAATTCACTCCAAACATCAATCCATAAATAGGGCTAAACTCAATCTGCATTCTGTAACTGCTTATTTAATTTCTGTAATATACTGCAATTATCACGCAATTCTTGACACTTGTGTGTTAATTTCTCAACCTCGTACTCTAGTTCTACGATTCTCATCTTCTGTCTAGTGAACTGAGCCTGTAATTTATTATCACTCTGAATGCTCTTAATAGGACATTCTAACAGGATCTCATTAGCTATAGAATGATAGTATCTATACATCTCACTCCAATTATGATTCTGCTCGTGATTCTTTACTGCNTGATGAATAGTAGCGTGATTCTTACCNAAGATCCTGCCGATCTGATGTAAGGTCATATACTTNCTCATAGAAACCATCATTGCTGATCTTGCATATACCTGATCTAGTTCTCTGGTATTTCTTGGAATGATTCCAATCGTTTCATAATACTCCTTCAATACTCTACTTAAATCTTCCATGTTATCTCTTTCTCTTTATCTATTATCTTTTGAAATGGGATCCTGTGTAGTCTCCCTGTTGATGTGTTCCTGACTATGTAATAGCTAGATCCTACATCAATATCTGATTCCTCATCATCTAACCTAGTTTGAAAGTAAGCGTGAGTCTCCATACATATGAACTCCATACCACTGATCTCAAACCTCTGACCATCATTCATCTTTCTCTTAAAATCCATCCATCTCTCTATTTAACATCTCATTTAATCTATGATTCTCTTTCTTCAGATCATATATCTCCTGCTTCAATTTCCCATTCTTAATCCTAGCATCTAGGATCAGTTTGTCTAGAGTCGTAAAGTAATCTGTGATGTGTCTATAGACTGCTGCTGAATCAGCGAGTATCTGGAATACTTCCCACATATCCTCCTTAGTCATAGTCTTCTGATCACTCAACTCTTTACTTAGGTGGTCAAGAGCCTTAAACAACTCTGCCTCCTTTTCCATATAGTATAGCCTATTACCCTCAAAATGGAGATCCATCTATTTCTCTTTCTTTAGTTACCAAATTTATTCCATTTATTCGGAACCCACAATTACCCTTTGTTGATTCCATCCTGATCGGTAAATCTAATGGAGTCGGTCTACCTCCAGATTCTAACTCCTTTACTTTCCTTACATGAATATCTGTGAAGATCCAATCCTGAGGATGCTGCGTGTACCTATGGATCACAAAGAATTCATCAGAGCGATTCACGAACTTACCGCCTCCTTCAACATCACTCGCCATAGGAGGCATCGTGTGATTGGCGTATTCGTGAGATCCTCTATGAACTTGTCTCAATGCTTGTGTTGCAGGATGCGTATTCAGGATCGTAGTAATACCATATTCCTTGCAGAACTTTCTTATATGACTTGTTACCTCATAATGATATTCATGAGTTGAGATCCCCTTTCCTACATCCTCCTTCTTTATCGTTAGTGAGTTATAAGGATCAATCATCATTCCCTGAAACTCCCAAGCATCATAGACCTCTCTAGCGATATCTAATAACTCAAAAGCATTGACTATCAACTCCGAATCTAGGAATGCCCAATGTCCCTCTACAAAACTATGGTGTCTCCAGAAGGTCTGCTCATCTATCTGATTGATTGGCTTCCCTGCAAGGAACTCTATTAACTTGCGTTGTAAGGACTGCACCTCATTCTCTGAGGAGTAGATTAGCCACTTCGTGCCGTTCTCTAAGGTGTGTAGCATTTGTAGGTAAGTCATCGTGTGAGTCTTACCGACATTAGCGTGTCCTGTTACTACTATGAAGTTTCCCTTCTTGAATCTTAAGTAATCATCTATCTCTACTGCTCCGAATCTTGATGCCTCTTGTATCTTACCCTCTCTCGCTCTCTCCAGATAGCGAATAGTCTTATTTGATTGTATTATGTGTTTATGAATCATCCCTCTAAATTAACACTATATTTTTAATATCTCAGATCCTGAGAAAAAAAAAGAGGAGTATTTCTACCCCTCTCTACCTAACACAATCAATCAACTAGAATGGTAAGTCATCATCTGCTGCTTGTCCGTTTACAATAGCATTCGCTACTTGTATCTTTTCTTCTCTAGAAGAGAAGTGATTATCATATGAAGTCTCCTTCTTATCTTCTTCCATTACCCAACTCACAAAAGAGTCAGCTACCTTTAGAACATCTGTACTCTTAGCACCTTTGTCTTTTAAGAGATCNACTGCTGCTTTNAGGCAGGATTGCTTAACAATCATTCTCTGCTTGTCATCAGATCCTGATGAGTAACCACCTGATGAATATCCTCCTCCAGAGAATCCACCACCTTGTGANTAAACAGGCTTGATGCGATTACCATACTGAGTAGCATTCAATTCATACTCTGCTTCCTGACCTACTATGAACTTANTCTGATCTGGCTTTACTGAAGAGTANTCTCCTGTATCTCCATTATCAAANNTNAAANCGAACTTATANAAAGTTCTTCCATCCTTTAACTGATAATCTCCCTGAGGATTAACAGAAACTACTTTTCCTTTTTTCATGATTATTTAGTTGATTGATTAATAATGTGTACCTCTAGCATTGCTAGTCTTTCCTTCATCCATTCGCTTCCTACTTTGTCTGCGAATCCTTCTAGATCATCTATGATCTGATAAATGTTCTCTGTATTCATATCTCTCTTTTTAAATAGGAGGGGTTTCCCCCTCCCTGATTATTTAACAAACTGAAACCCATGTTTCCGCCTTAGTAGTGAAATCATAAGGCATCTCTGACACCTTTCTATTTCTCATATAACTTGCTCGGTATCTTATAGTCTTCGCAAGTCTTGTTCCAAAAAATGTAATTGTTGGTGTTCCATTTTTTAGCGTTCCTTTTTCCATACGCTCTACTTTAATATCGTAGTTGCCGTATTTTGCAATCTGTCCTACTTTAACATCTTTTGCTTGAATTTTCATATCTCT